TCCGCAGAGATGGAGAAGGCATCGGGGACGCCCGTGACGATCGAGACTGCGATCCTGCAGAGGGTGCTGGAAACCCATGTCCGAGAGCAGCTCGACGCCCTTGCCGACCTCCGGGTCAGCCTCAGTTGATCATGAGGATCTGAGCGCCGATCTCGACCTCGGCTTCGACGGCGCGGAAGACATCCTGCGCGCCTGGCGGCGGGGAATGCGGCCCGATCCGGACCTGACGGTGTCGGAATGGGCCGACCAGCACCGCTGGCTCAGCTCACGGGCCTCGGCCGAGCCCGGGCGCTATCGCACCATGCGCACGCCCTATCTGCGCGCCATCATGGATGCGCTGTCTCCTAGCCACCCGGCGCAGCGGATCAGCTTCATGAAGGCCGCGCAGGTCGGCGCGACCGAAGCCGGGAACAACTGGATCGGCTTCGTGATCCACCACGCGCCCGGGCCGATGCTGGCCGTGCTGCCGACCGTCGAGATGGCCAAGCGGACCTCGCGGGGCCGGATCGATCCGCTGATCGAGGACAGCCCGGCGCTGAAGGAACGGGTCAGCCCCGCCCGCTCGCGCGATGCCGGCAACTCGATGCTGTCGAAGGAATTCCCCGGTGGCATTCTGGTGCTGACTGGCGCGAACTCGGCCACCGGCCTGCGGTCGATGCCCGCGCGCTATGTGTTTCTGGACGAGGTCGATGCCTATCCGGCCTCGGCCGACGAGGAGGGTGACCCGGTCACGCTGGCCGAGGCCCGGACCACCACCTTCGCGCACCGGCGCAAGGTGTTCATGGTCTCGACGCCCACGATCCGGGGCCTGAGCCGGATCGAGCGGGAGTTCGAGGCCAGCGACCAACGGCGCTACTTCGTGCCCTGCCCGCATTGTGGCCACAGGCAATGGCTGCAGTTCGAGCGGCTGCGCTGGGCGAAGGGGCGACCGGAAACGGCAACGTACCATTGCGAGGGCTGCGAGCGCCCCATTGCAGAGCACCACAAGACGGAAATGCTGGCCCGCGGCGAGTGGCGGTCGACCTCGGTTGCGACGGACCCGACCGCCATCGGCTTCCACCTCTCGGCCCTCTATTCGCCGATCGGCTGGAAGAGCTGGGAGCAGATCGCGCGCGACTGGCTGGCCGCGCAGGGCTCGGACGAGATGCTGCGCGCGGCGCGCAACACGCTGCTGGGCGAGACCTGGATCGAAAGCGGCGAGGCGCCGGAGTGGCAGCGGCTGGCCGACCGGCGCATTGCCTTCCCGGCGCAGATCCCGGCAGGCGGGTTGTTCCTGACCGCCGGGGCGGATGTGCAGAAGGACCGCATCGAGGTTGATGTCTGGGCCTGGGGCCGCGGGCTGGAAAGCTGGCTCGTCGATCACATTGTCATTCCGGGCGGACCGGACGATCCGGCCTGCTGGGACAGGCTGACCGCGCTGCTGGGACAGACATGGGCCCATGAGAACGGCGCGTTCATGACGCTGGCCAAGCTCGCCATCGACACGGGCTACGAGTCCGCAGCCGTGTATGCGTGGGCGCGCAAGCAGGGCATCGCGCAGGTCGCACCCGTGAAGGGGCTGGAAGGGTTCAACCGGGCCACTCCGGTATCCGGGCCGACCTTCGTCGATGCGACAGTGAACGGACGCAAGCTGAAACGCGGGGCGCGGCTCTGGACGGTGGCCACCGCCACCTTCAAGGCCGAGACCTATCGCTATCTGCGCATCGAGCGGCCGACGGGCGAAGACATCGCGCTGGGCGCGCCGCATCCGGCAGGGACGATCCACCTGCCGGACTGGGCCGACAGCGAATGGCTGAAGCAGCTGGTGGCTGAGCAGCTGGTCACGATCCGCGACCGGCGCGGCTACGCCCGCCAGGAATGGCAGAAGCTCCGCGAGCGCAACGAGGCGCTGGACACGCGGGTCTATGCACGCGCTGCCGCGTGGATCCTCGGTGCCGACCGGTTTGATGAACGCATGTGGCGGCAGCTGGAGAAGCAGGCGGGGGTGGAAACTGCCGCTGTGCCTGCGGACACCGCGCCGGAGAAACCGACAGCCCCGCAAGCCGGGAAAGTGACGACGCCAAGGCGGCGCGGCTGGAAGATCAGCACGCCCCGATACATGGAATGAGCAACCCCCGATGACCCTCGACCAACTGAAATCCCGCCACAGCGCGCTGCTGGCCGCGCGCTACAGTGGCACGCGGTCGGTCAGCTATGACGGCAAGAGCATCAATTATGGCTCGGATGCCGAGCTGGCCGCCGCCATCGCCGATATCGAGCGGCGGATCGCGGCGCTGGAACGGACCAGCCGGCGCGTGTTGCGCCCCTTAGCCGTGAAAGACCTGTGATGAGCAGTGCCATGAACTGGCGGCAACGCCTCGGAGCCTTCATCGGTGGGTTCGACGCCGGTCAGCATCACCGCCGCCTGCGCGGTTTCCGCGCAACGCGTGCGCATGTCAACGCGCTGATCGCGGCTGCCGGGCCGGACATTACCGCCCGCGCCCGCTGGCTCGTGCGCAACAACGGCTATGCGGTGAACGCAGTCGAAAGCTGGGCGGCGAATACCGTGGGCGACGGGATCAAGCCGATTTCCAAGATCGGCGACGCCGCGCGCAAGGAAGAGCTGCAGCGCCTCTGGCTCGCCTGGACGGATGAGGCCGATGCCGAAGGCCTGACCGATTTCTACGGGCTGCAACGCCGCGCGGCGCGCGAGGTGTTCATGGCGGGCGAGGTGTTCTTCCGCATCCGGATGCGCCGTGCGGGCGATGGCTTGAGCGTGCCCCTGCAGCTGCAGATGCTGCCAGCCGAGATGTTGCCGCTCGAGCAGACCGGCACGGCGGCCAATGGCAATGCCATCCGCCAGGGCATCGAGTTCGACCGGATCGGGCGGCGCGTGGCCTATCACTTCCTGCGCCGTCATCCGGGTGACAGCACTGATCCAGGACTGGCAGGCGAGGTGGTGCGGGTGCCAGCCGCCGAGGTGATCCATGTGATCGACCCGGTCGAGGGCGGTCAGCTGCGCGGGGTCTCGAAACTGGCCCCGGCCATCGTGAAGCTGTTTCTGCTCGATCAGTATGACGATGCCGAGCTCGACCGGAAGAAGGTCGCGGCGATGTATGCGATGTTCGTGACTTCGCCCGCGCCGGAGAACCCGCTCGCGCCGGCCGAGGATGACGAGGTGCCAGACGGGGTGGAAATCAGCCCCGGCCAGATCGTGCGCCTTGAGCCGGGCGAGGATGTCACGGTGGGCCAGCCCGCCGACAGCGGAGCAACCTATGAGCCGTTCCAGTACCGCACGCTGCTGCAGATTTCCGCCGCGCTGGGCATCCCCTACCCCTACCTCGCCAATGATATGGTGAAGGGCAACTTCTCGAACTCGCGGCTGGCCCTGATCGAATTCCGCCGCCGCGTCTCGGCCTGGCAGCATTCGGTCATGGTTTGGCAGCTGTGTCGGCCGGTCTATGCCCGCTGGATGGATGCGGCCGCGCTGTCGGGCGCGCTGGCGCTCCCCGGCTACGAGGCCAACCGCGCAAGGCTCCTGACCGCCGACTGGCTGCCCACCAAATGGGACTGGGTCGATCCGCTGAAGGACGCCAATGCCGAGATCGCCCAGATCGAAGCCGGGCTGAAATCCCGGACGCAGGCCATCGCCGAGCGGGGCTATGACGCTGAACAGGTTGATAGGGAGATTGCCGCCGAACGGGCGCGCGAGCGGGCGCTGGGTCTCGATTTCCGCCGCCCCGGCTCGCCCGCGCAAGGCGTGCAGGCGCAGCCAGCCGAGGGGCATGACGACACCGACACAACCGATGACGCGGAGGACCGCCCGCGTCCAGACGAGGACCAGCCCTGATGCTCCATGCCCGCATTGCCGCGCGCGCCTTCAATACGCCGCTGCTGGTGGAACCCTCCAAGGCCATGGCGTTCCTGTCGGGCCTCGGCCCCCGCATCCTCGGACGGCGGGTCGAGACGGTCGATACCGTTGAAGCCGTCGATACCGCCCCCGCGACCGCCCTGCCCGCTCGCGCCAGCCTTCTGGCTGGTGGGCTGGCAGACAGCTATCGCCAGCATGGCGATGCGCCCTATCCGGTCGTGGACGGTATCGCCGTGATCGAGATCGCGGGCGTGCTGATCCATCGCGGCGGCTGGATCGGGCAGTCTTCCGGCCAGACAAGCTATGAGGGGATCGCCGCCCAGATCGAGGCGGCGGCCAGCGATCCGGCGGTGCGCGGCCTCGCATTGGAAATCGACAGCTTTGGCGGCGAAGTTGCGGGTGTTTTTGATCTTGCAGATCGCATTCGTGCCATCCGGGGCACCAAACCCATCTGGGCCTTTGTCGCCGAACACGCCTTTTCGGCGGGCTATGCGCTGGCCAGCCAGGCCGACCGCATACTGCTGCCGCGCACCGGTGCGCTGGGCAGCATAGGGGTCGTGGTGCTCCATGCCGACCTCAGCGGGCAGCTCGATCAGGACGGGGTGCGTGTGACGCTGATTCATTCCGGCCTGCACAAGGTCGATGGCAATCCGTATCAGCCCCTGCCCGAGGGCGTGCGCGACGACATCCAGCGCGAGATCGATGTGCTGCGGTTCCTGTTCGCGGAGACCGTGGCCGCTGGCCGCGCCGGTCGGTTGAGCCAGGAGGCCGCGCTGGCCACCGAGGCGGCCACCTTCCGCGGGGCTGATGCTGTCGCCGCTGGCCTTGCGGACGAGGTCACCGATCTGGCGCGCGGGTTCTCGGCATTCCGGCAGTTACTCGCGCAAAGGCGATCCGCTGCGATCGCACGCTCAGGCTCCACTACGACCCGACACACCATTTCCCAGCCAAGAGAGGAGACAACCATGGCCAACGCGCCCAACCAGGATGAGACTTTGGAAGAGGGTGTCAGCGATGCGCAGCCGGATGATGCAACCGACGCCGTGGTCGACCCCCCCGCCTCCGAGGCCCCGGAAACTGCTGCCGCACCTGAAACACCCCCTGAACCAGCACCGGCATCAGCATCTTCGCAGCCGACAGCCTCCCCACAGCCGAGCAATCTGGCCGAGCTTTCGGCGCAGCTTCGCGAGGCGGCAGCGGAGATCGCCGAGATCGCGGCGCAGGCGGGTCGCCTCGGCATCGCCATCGACGCGGCGAAGGCGCTGCGGGAGGGCACCACCCCTGAGGCGCTACGCCGCCTGGTGCTCGAGCGCGCCAGCGCCGCAGCCGACGCCCGCGACGTGGTGGCCGCGGCACCCTCGCCGGTCCTGCCGAAACCAGCCGAAAGCCCCATCGTCGCCGCTGCGAAACGCACAGCAGCCAACCCGCGCGGCTGATCCTCCCAGGAGGTCTCCGGCCAGAACGACTGCGAACCACCAGCATCACCATAGCCCCGCCGATCCGCGTCGGCGGGGTTCATCCTTTGCGTTCCTGAGAAAGGCTCCCCGCCATGACCGTCCTTCATCA